TCATCGCCAAGCGCTGCCCCGTACTCTGCTGCTGACCTGCGGATAGCCATATCTACTCCTACGGCTCCAACGCCGTTATGCGAGCCTCTAAATCGTCCAATTTTTCTTGTATCTTACGAAGTTCGTATTCAATAGAACGGGCATTCTGTCCCAACATCTTGCGTGTCGGCTTGTACTCAACCGTTGGCATGGCTTGCTTCTAGTTGATTTACGCGTACAGCCAACTGGTCAAGGTCTGTGCTGCGGGCGTACCCGTTCATGTCCATAGTCTCCTCAATGCTCTCCACCGCTGCTTCCAACTGGTCGATGCGGGCCACCAGTCTCGCTGAGTTCCATGTGATAACCGCTGCGATCATCGCCACGCTCAATATCAGCCCCAGCGTTACTCTGCTGACGCTGAACTGTTTGAGGTCGGTGACCACATCGGACATGGCTTAGTCCTCTAATGCTGCCAGACGGGCTGCCTCAGCAGCCGCCGCCGCAGCCGCCGCAGGCGGATCTAACGGCCACACCACCTCAGACACACGACTGTACGTCTGCGGCAAATCCCTGAGAGCCTGCCTGTGGGTCGCCCACTCCTCAGCGGTGTGGTCGCCCAACGCGGCGTCACCCAACTGTGTCCAGTCCGTGCCACGCAACTGGCCGTCACGCTGACCTCGGACATGGTTCATGTCCAGATCGGCAGCCTCAGCCCGTGCCGTCAGTTCTGCTTCTTCTTCTGCTGTCAGGTCTATGTAGACCCCGTTGACAACCTTCTGTCTAGCCATTTCTATGCTCCAGTCACGCCGTAGAGGGTAAAGGTCGAATACTGCATCAGATCGTCGCCAGTCTCTTTGATGCCCACACAATCAACAGCGGACGTTGACTGCCACAGCCCCGCCGTGACATTCAGCAACCACGCCGCATCAGCCGCCGAAGCGTTTTCAGCGGTGCTGGTACAGATCGCCTGCTTGTAGTTCGCCGTGTTTGCGTAGTGCGGGAGCCAAATCTTGACCGTGCCGAACGTATCGGCAGTCGTCGAGTCGGCGCTGATGTAGATGAAGTCGATGGAATCCGCACCCGTTCCCCGACCAGAAGAAGGCGTGGCCGAGTTCGCCTGCAGCGTCGTCTGCGAATAGTTCGTGCCCGTGTCCAGACTGCCGTTGCCCATCTGGAAGTCAACCTTGTCGTAGTTGCTGGACTTCGACGAACGGATCGACGCAACAATCAGCAGATGGTCGTAGGACGACGGAATCGACGTCTTGCTCCATGACGCTGTAGCGCCTGTGAGTTCTTCGTGGTCGATAACAGTGAAAGCAGCCATCAGGAACTATTCAATCCGTAGAGGGTGAACTCAGAGCCACGCATAAAGTCACCTGATCCGGGAGTCAATAGGAGGCTGGTCACCGCCGCCGTGGAATCCCAGAGGCCGCTGTACAAGATCGCCTCGCTGTAGCCGCTAGAGGCGATTCCAGCGGTGGTTAGGGTTGTGGTGTTCTTGCTGGTGTTTCGGTAATCGAGGATGTCAACGATCCCTGAGCCGTACTGGGTCGCTGGGTTGGTCGCACCAGATAAGCGGGGGATGTTGATGTATGTCGCACCCGCCGTTCCCCCTGCATCTACCGTTGAGGAATACCCCCGCATGAAATGTTCGCTGTAGTTGCTGCCCGTGTCGCCGTTGAACTGCAACAAGATTCTGCCGAAACCTGCGGCGTTCTCTGTGCGAGCGTTGTGCCGCAGTTGCAGATGCTCATACGACCCCAGCGACGAGAACGTCACCGACGCAGCATCAGCCTCCAAATACGTTGTGGCGATTGCTTCGACCACAGCCATCAGGCCACCATCCTTGGTAGCACACCGAACAGCGAAATGATGGTGCCAGCGTTGTAGTTCGCTTGCTCCATGTTCAGGTCGATTTCAGTGATCGCCGCTTGGTTATTCCAAGTAAAAGCGTACATGCCAATGGTTTGTGACCCCGTGCCGTCCTTGTCAGCCGCCCACTGGGTGATCGAACTCTTGTACTTGCCAGAGTTGATGTCAAAGATTTGCCAGATCATCGACGCTGAGATGTCGCTAGAAACATCAACGGTCAACGAGTTCCCGAGATTCATAAATGTTGTCGTTGTCGTACTAGCCGTGGGCGATGATCCGTCTGCGTAGAAATATTGAATGCCGTAGTTGCTTCCTGTGTCATTGTTGAAATAGCCGAGAAGCGTGTCAGTGTCCGACCCTGTACGAGCCGACTGTGATGCCACTATCACGACGAGATCCATGTACTGTGACCAGTCCAGCGAACTTCCATCGTTCGCTGAGGTCATCGACACAAGTTTCGTGCCAGTAGGTTCGGTCGTACTGAGAGCAACCCATGCCTCACCGTCAGTGAGAACACCGTCTGCGTCGATGTATGCGGGATCAGCCATTATGCGGCCACCTCGTAGCGGAGGATGACAATGCCAGCGCCACCGTCAGACGGGTCGGTATTAGCGGCAGCGGCACCAGCGCCACCGCCAGTGTTCGGAGTCCCCCCCACTGAGTTCGTGTCGTTACTGGAAGCACCACCACCACCGTTTCCACCAGCGGCCTGTGACCCGTCGTACCCGCCACCGCCGCCTGCGTAATACGGGGTGCTTTCCCCTATTCCATAACCCGTAGCGCCTACGCCACCAGCGCCGCCAAGCGTGCCAGCGGCACCCTTTCCGCCACCGCTACCAGAAGAACTACCGGCTGAATGGCCGACACCACCATCGTTGCCTTGCCCCGCCGTGCCAGAACCCGCTGTGCCCGCCCCCGGATTACCACCACCGCCACCACCTGAACCACCAGCAACACCGTTGGGATTTGCCCCCCAGCCGCCACCTGAACCCCCGCCGACTACGGCTGTCTGTCCGAGGGCTTCACTGTTCACCCCGTTGGTGCCTTGGACGTTGCCCGCTGTCGCCCCAGCACCACCTGTCCCCACAGTGATCGTGTGAGTAGCGGTCCCGCTATCGCCAGACGTTGTGCTGGCCGCGAAGGCTGTGCCGGTGGTCATACCGCCAGCACCACCGCCGCCGAAACCACCGTTACCAGCACCGCCCGCGACGATCAGCCAGTCCACATCAGCCGCACCGCTGGACACCACGAACTTGCCCGACCCACGGAACGTATGAACACGGTACGTCTTGGAGTCACCCGAATCGACGTACTGGGTGATGATCCCACCGAACGCCGTCAACGGATCACCAGAACCAGCAGCACCAAACAACGCGGCCTTAGCCGCACCAAGAGGCATGTTACGAAGGTATCGACATGTCTAGTCCGCCGACGAAACCGTAGTAGTTGGTTCCCCCGTCGAACGATGTGAAACACACCACATCAACACCCGATGTGGTGAACGTAGGTGCTTCTCCACCGGCCCAGTGGACGGCGTTGCCGCCCCCACCGTTGGCGCCAGCGACAAACGTGGCCGTTGAGGCCCCGCCGTTTGTCAGGAGAAGCGTCAGCGAGTTGGACTGCGACGCGAGAGCGCCGACTATTCCAATATTGAAAGTACCCGCACCCACGGTGAGTGTTTGTACGTTTCCGTCCGCGAGAGCGATATCGAACGCAGCAGTCTTGGTTCCCGAAATGGCTTCGACCGTTTCGGAGTAGTCCTTTATTTGCGGTTCTTCGATGAGGTTGTCACCCATATCGACCGTTCCCGCAAACGTCCCTCCTGCAAGGGGCATTTTGGTCGTATCGGTTGGAACAGCCCACTTCAAGCCGACATTAGAAACCGTACTGTCCGCCACCAGACAATGGTCATTCGTACCCACCGCCAATCGTCCAACCGAATCTGCGGCATCACCGTGGATTAGATCGCCTACAGCGTCGATGAGATCTTCCTGCACGACGCCGGGGGTGGTATTGATGAACGCTTCGATGTCATCGAAGTTTTCGTTCATATCCGCTGCGACAATCGTCGTCCCAGCGGAGAATGAGTTTGTAACAGCGAGTGTTGCCATTTACCTGAGTCTCCTTGGCGTGTATGTAAACGCCAGCGCGTTCACTTCCCAATGGTTGTCTGAGGAAGGCCCGCTGACCTTCATACTAATACTTCTTCCTGTCCCAAGTGTGGGCAGGTTTAGGACGGTGGCTGTCAAATCTGCCGAAATTGCATCCCATTCAGCGACATAGGCTGAATCGGGGTCAGCATCGTCCCATTTGGCGGTATCCCATCGGGATTGTGAAACCTTGCCGACAACTGACAGATCAAACGAATTTGACTGTTCCGACTTGTCGAAATCTTTGTAAATCAGAATAGGCAACGTGACTGTTGCTTCTGCTGACAGCACAACTCTGGGGCGACCCCAGCGTTTCTTGACGATGGGGTCGCGTCCCGTGACCCATCGGGTCACGAAATGGGATTCGATGTGCTTCTCCGTGGACCCCACATAGCGGTCGCTCGTGCGGTTCTGCGCATCTTCCACATCGATGAGAACCCCCGTGTTAGCGACACAACCGCCGTAGACGGTTGGTGCCGCATTCGGAGGGTTATACGCATACAGTGGGCCAGCGTCGATGTCGCTTGTAACCCATGCTCCGCCTTCTCCCATACTGGGGTCGTACATCAAGGTGCGTCTGGCTGTAACAGAGTCCTCAGTCCAGTCCAGCGACACGTACAGTTTGTTGTTTCCCCACGCTAGTTGTGGCGGGTTGGTGTCCAGATTGTCGATGCGTCCGTCGTCAATCGCGGGTTGTAGTTTGGCAAACAGCCACATGAACTGTTGCCCGTCGTATATGTAAACACCGTTGTTGGCGTACCAGAAGAAGGTTCCGAACGTGGTAGAAACCGGGGATGAGAGCGGTATCGACCCGACATCGTTAGTCAGGTTGACGACTTGAAAGGAGTCAGAATCCCATCCGAAAATAGCGTGAACACTGTTGGACTTGAAAACCAGCAACTTCTCCCCAGAGGCGACAAGCCCCGTGATGTAGTCCCCATGCTCCCCTTTATCAATATCAACGTAATCTGCCGCCGCCCACTTCTCGGGATCATTCGCATTACTCCAACGCACACGGTATTTGTAGTCGGTGGCCGACTCATACGTGTTCGCCACCCAAGCGAAATTGTTCCAAAACGCCACATACTGCGCTTGTGGGAAGTTGCCCGCAGAACCATCCAGCGTCACACCAAGATCGGCATCAGTGCTGCCGTCCCATTTGAATGAAACCTTGTCGCGCGAAACCCCGTAGGCGACATTGTTCATTGTCATGCCATACACGCGCGTACCGTCGGTGCGCGCTGTGATGTTGGTCAAGTCGGTGAAATTGGAACTCGTGGCATAAGCCACCTTGGTTCCGTAATTGACCATCTTCTGAGCAGTACCGGAATCGGTAAAGAACCCCCAAATACCTGCGATGTCCGCACTCAAAGCGGTGGTGTTCAAGCGGTCTACACCGTCGCGCATTCGGATGCCGCCGCGCGGGTCAACGGTCACGTTCAACAAATCCGGGGATTCGTTCTCCGCGAGGTTGAACTGGTCGGACCTGAGGTTCAATCCACCCGTAAAGGCTTCAAGTACCTCTAGTTTGAACTGGCGGGCCATTGCCCGCTACCAGATCACGCCGCCAGTATTGGCGTAGCGCAACGCGCCAAATCCCGCCAAATACCGCGTCGCCCTGCGGCTGTTGGCGACCATCGGTTGCGGTGCCGGAACGTCAGCGTACCGGCGGGCCACATTGTCCAAGTCCGCTAAGAACTGTGCATGGTACTGGTTCGCCATTACCGGATCTTCCTGCTGCAAATAGGCTTTGCCTGTCGCATACTGAACCAGCACCGGGTGGAACGGATCGGGAAGATCCGGTTCGGTCCCGTCAGCGGTCCCAACTCCGAAAGGAGTCGCATCCCGTACCCCGCGAACATAAATGGTTTGGACACCGTTCGGGGTGGGGTACAAGCGCACCGTGTCGTTCCAGAAACTCCACTCCCACGGCGACCCGGAAGTGGCGACGTTCAACGGATAGTTCCAATCGGCGTCGTCGGAGCCGATGTATTCAAGAACATGATCGTCGTTACGGAGAGCCATGATTTCTCGTAGCCCTTGGCTCACCGCGTCAGGCGCGGCGGCAATCGTCGTAAGCGTGTAATCCTTGGTTTCATCGGCGGTGGAGAAGGTTGTGCGTACTTCAAAAAACGGCCAACGCTTCTCGCTGTACACGATCAGATCAAAGCCTTGACCCAACATGTTGTTCATCACCGTGTCAGAAATGTCGGTGGCGTCAATGTCAACCACCGAACGCACCTGTGCCCGCATTTCCGCAATGGTCATTGCCGTCACGAGGCAGCCACCTTCTGTCGTGTGTGTCCGATACAAAGGTCCGACCCGGACACAGGGCGCGCTTTACAAGCGGCCCCATGCCGGGTCGTAGCGGAACAGAAAACACCGGGCGAAATGGGAGGTTCACCCTGCTTAGGGGGGCCGCTCACCCCCGGCACCTGACGAGCGCCTGCGCGCTCGCCCGGTGCGTAATGGGATGGGCTGACGCCACGCGACCCCGCTGGTTCAGCATTCCTGCTGTATGACAGGGCGATTCCACGCGGCATTTTCTGCTCCTAGTTGTTTATCAGGTTGCGCTATGGATGTAACCCTGACGGGCACGGTTACTGCATGTCAACTCGCCGTAGCAGAGAATCTGCGCGTAGCGTGCATCCTGATTGGTGGGCCGAACGAACGGAGTCGTCTGGAACCACGTTTCTGTATGAGCAACCAGTCGGAGGTACTTCGTGTTAAGGAAGAAAATCTCCCCGGCGGTTACGTCACCGTCAAAGGTCACTGGAGCGCCTTTGAACAGGAGGTTCTGGAAACCGGCGTCTGCGACTCTGGTGTCCGTGTACCTCAGGTTCGGCTCCAGCAAAGCCTCATACGATTCGTACAAAGCCTGTGTACCGATGACTATGGTCGGCTGGTCATTGCCAACTGACACGTCGTTGTAGGTGGTGCCCATTTGCTTCACAGTCAAAGCGCCATCCATATCTTTTTCGGAGGACGCCCACCATGAATTACCTGAATCGGTTGGGTCAATGCCACCAAGCGCCGTATTGGGCTTGCCAACAATCAGGTCCAGACCAATCCAGTCCTTGTTGCTGTTGCCAGTCCCATCGGCCCAGAACATTTCGTTCATGTTCTGAATAATGGTTTCTTCCGTCTGCATGACCTTGCCTTCCAGCAGGTCAATGATTTCGGCTTCACCGTTGTTTTTGGCTTCCTCAATACCCGTGATTGTCACGGTAGCGGCGTACTGTTTCCAGTCGTACTCAGCCGCCGTAATGCCGGTCTGAGCAGTCGTGGAAAGAGTTTCGTCGCCTGAGTATGAGGCTGCCGTGCTGTTCGTTCCGTAGATGATGGGGACAACGATCTTTGCACCCCCACTGATGCGCCGAATGGTCTGTCCATTGGTCAGCGCATAAAACAGCGGGCGAGCAGTAAAGACGTTATCCGCCAACTTCGGAACGTAGTTCTTCAGCGTGGTACTTAGAATCTGGTCAAAATCATCATTACCAGCCATGCTGAATCACTCCTTTCGTTAGTTAGGCGTTAGATAATTCTTCCTGCGCCAGCGCAAAAGCATCACGGAGAGAGGTAACAGCGGTAGAAACATTACTAGACACAGTTGATTCGGGACTCCCGACCGTGGATTCAACCACGTTCGCAGCCCGCTTCTCGTCCACAATCCCAGCATTTGTGGCCTTATCTTGCATATCACCGTAGGTCATATGCGCGTATGCGGCCTCAAGGTTACCGATGTTGTGTTTGAGAGCGTGGCTGTAAAGTTCCCTCTCGTCTATGTCAGCGCTGAATTTCTCCCGAAGTCCGTCAACTTCGCTTTGCATATTTTGCTGCCGTACTGCGCGATTATGTTCCTCAATGGAAGATTCCATACGCCGCAAGCGAACCTCTTCTGGGTCCAAATCCTCTTCCAGTTCAGCCTGAACGGTGTTTTGGTTGCCCACGCCAACCCCGAAAGCATCGGCTAAAGCCGATACTGCGCCTTGGGGGTCGGACTCTAATGCTTGGACGATTGCCTCTCCTTGAGCCAATCTCTCGCGTTCTGATGCCAACTCTTGCGTCTTACGGGTGTAATCCGCCTGTCGCTGGTATCCGTTCTGAAGTTCCTCCAATGAAACACGATGTTCTTCGCCGTCGATCTTGACGAGGTACGTGTCACCTGTTGGTGTCGCTTCTGTTTCCATTCGGAATCCTTCCGGTTGTTCCTATAAAGGACATGTAACTGTCCCGTTACATGTTGGGCAACTCTACTCCCATCTGGTTTTGTAGTTGCGCCAACAGTTCAGGAGGCACCCCTCCGGTTGCCTCAAAGACCTGACTTGGTACTGGACCCGGACCCATGCCGCCGCCCATAGGGGGTGGGGGCATACCAAACGGGTCGGGGGCCGCTCCGGCTTCCGCCTGCGCAGCCTCCATATCTTGTGGTGTCTGCTGCTGGATCAAAAACTTCTCAGCGTCGGTGACGCCGAACCCGTACTGAAGAACATGTTTGACCAGTTCAGCCGGGTCAACAACAACGCCTACAAGCGGGGCCAAGGCGTTCATCAACGAAACGGCTTGCTGCCGTCGCGCTGTCTCATTGAGCGGCTGCATCGAACCGCCCTGAATATTGAAGTCGTATTCTCCGATGATGTCGTCACGCGTGTAAGCGATGAAATACTCTTCTTCATCCTTGCCGGTGACACGAATCATTTGCGCTTCGGTCATGTACTGCTGCATGAGTTGCATGACCATGCGAGCCACGGTGGACACAACAAGTTCCACGGTGGCGAGTTTGTCCGCTGCGCGGGCGTTGCCCGCGTCAGCGATAATGCTTGCTTCCGTAGCGGTACGACGGATCTCCGGCATCTGACCACGCGAATACTCGGATACGCCTGACACCGTGTTGATGTCGGCCTCAATGATCTGAGACTGCTGGTAGATTTCTGGCGACAACGGTACCTGCGGTAGCGGGATTACTACGCTGCCCAAATCCCGGTTCTCGTCAATGACAGGAACGAACCGGCCGTCCTCGTCGGATTCTAAAGCCTCCCGGCCTTCCGGCCCGAAAGACCGCTCGTGGTACAGGTACTTGCGGGCGTAACGCTTCCGGTGGTTCACCATCTGCGTTCGTGTCTTGTTTAGTTCCTCCTGCAACGATTCGATCTGTGACAAGTCACCCATCGGGTAGAACGTGTCGGGAACGTCGTAGTTGCGGAGCATCACGAACGGATGCCCAAACGCATACGGCATCGGGGTGGGGTCCAACAAATAGTCGTCGCCTGAACTGGCGCACACCGACAGGGTGCCCCGGTCGATGTCATAGTATTCGTAGATGCTGACCCGTTCCGCTAGGTCAGCGTACTGCTCACGTTCTATGTCGTTATCCCACCGGTAACGCACACCAGCGTCAGCGGTGAGTTGCCTGCGAACACTCCCCTTGAACCGTTTGTCTTTCTTGACCTCCGCTAACGGGCGCACGATGCGTTGAACAATCC